ATCACCATAGTACGAACCCGTTGTTTTTACATTTCCATTGATGACGAGAACATTTGAGTCGGTATCGTCTACGTATAGATTGGAACCTACGTCTAAAGTGTGTATGGGTGATGTATTAACAATACCGACGCTATCTTCGGTGTACAATTTACCATACACATGAACATTAACACTTTCCGATGTCTCGGGTACAAGTGTTTTTTCTGAAGAACTACTTTGGGTATACGCTAATACAATTTCATCACTACCTTCGAGAAAACCAACGGTGACATTTGATGAAGATTCTGGGCGAGCTAAAAGAAGACCGAGATCTATCGTGGTGTCACCGGATATGTTATTTTTTCCGAGTTCGATGATTGCGTCGGTGACTGTTAAATTTTCGGTGTTAACTGTCGTAGTCAGACCATTTATGAGAACATTACCATCGATGACAAGATTTTCTTTGATATATGTATTTCCTGAAACGAAGAGAACGTTTGACCCCGTGTCATCCACGTAAAGATTCGACCCAACATCTAAAGTATGTACGGGTGAACTATTTGCTATACCTACATTTGATATTGTGACTACGGATGTACCGGGATTATTAAATTCGACAGTCTCCGTTGTCGTGTTCCCAGTTTCAGTTATACTTTGAAAATCTTTGGTACCAATATCGCGGAGAGTAACATTACTATCAGTGATTTCTTTTGTCACTTGATTAAATCCAAGTATTTTAAAACGTTGATCATCGGGATCTGTAAGCAGTCGCATCGGTGACATGTATATGGCATTTGATGTATTTGCTTCTAAAAAATCGTTACTGGCATTAAATACTATGGTGTTTTCAGCTTGAACCTCCGAGTCTGGAACATTTTTACCAAACCTAATTTTGGTTGAACGTTCCACTGTCGGTAAGTTCTTAACCATTTAATATAGTGTAGCATTTTAATTTGCATATAGAAGTCCGGCCATACCATTTTCAATCCTAAGTATGTTGTAGTTTACTGCGTATATAGAATGATTAATTGGCATTGTTTCACTCATTAGCTTGACTGAATTGAGACGACTAAAGTTAAGTGTACCTGTGGGTTGAAGGGAACTTGTGGACAGACAGAAGCAGTAGAGAAAGAAGTCTGGGGAAGTCACAAAGTTGGTATGATAATAGTTCATGACATCTATAAAGTGTGGTTTTCCCCATCTGTAGTTACCTATATCTAGACCATTGATGTTAAGTTTTACTTTATTTTGGGGTGAAGTCAGGGCACCGTCTGTTGTTGTATCAGATGAAGCGATATATTTGATTGGGTGATTAAATGTAAGTTCCTGGACGAGTTGTTGAGACGCTATATTTTTCTGAACTTGTGTGATGAGCATATCATGTTTTCTAGATGCAAATTGACCACGTTCTTCATTGTCTAAGTAGTAATAATTGGCATAGCACTCTACATTATACATTGTAGCTTCACTTCCCCAGTGAATTCGAATTTCGACATTGTGATAATTTAATGCAACGAGGGGGAGAGCACATTGTGGACCTTCACAGAAGAAGAACCGCAGTGGATAAAAGTATGATCGAGCACTAACACCTGGGTGTGTACCATTTGCACTTTTAGATACATTTTGTGCACATGTATCTATAGCAATCTTTTCGGTAAATATAGCGTCTTGAGAATCTACGACGGAACCGCCGATAAGTAATTCTACATAATCGATAACCTTATCCCATCTTTGAATATCGAGGGCTTGGGACGTATCATCGATTGTAAAATACACGTAACCGAGAAGATCTCCAGAACGTTCGAATTGAATGGTGGACAGCGAATTGTTTTTCACAGCTCCATGGATCGTTTGTTTTTCGATGGACTGTGAAAAATTAGCATGTCTTTTAAATGTTGAACTAAAAAAGGATATTTCGGGATTACCCACGATATATTCATCCTGGGCTCCTATAGCAATTAATTGAACAACACCAGCAGACATGGTATACTATAGTAAAGTGAGAAAATTACAGGTTAGGTTTCCTACACACAAAGCGGAAGACTAAGAAATTTGTTGCAGCGGGGGTTGATGGTTCTACGAGATCACCGTCTTCATTTCGGATTGAAATATTTAACCGATCAATTGTTCGAATTGGATCAATGTATTGGGTTACAATGGGATAGTTATCTCTAAAAATGATAGTACCAGTATTATCTTGTGTTAATAAACTGGCAAATGAGTTTCGAACAATACTTCCATCTGTTTCGGGTGGGGGTGTTCTAGATGCTTTATCGGAAAAGATAGAATCCAGTTCTTTGATGGAAATGTAACAGTGTTCAGTGCCATTGATGGGAGTTACGGTGTTGATTCGAGCGGCTACAAGACGAGCTTGAACAACATTATGAAGAGGTTGGTTTAAGTAGCATGTAAATGAATTGGAATTTGTCTGTCCAATTGTATCAACTGTTATAGTATGATATTCATAGTTAAGGTCTGGGATTGTCTCTGTTGGCGACGTAATGAGAACCATTTATAGTTAGCTTAGATTAAAGTTCCACCGATTCCATCAACAATTTCATATCCAGCGTGTTCGCCAACAAGCTTTTGGGCATCGCAAAGCCCACCGGGTGTGAGACCTTTTGTGTATGGGCTGTCTTTCTTACCCGAACCTGGAACACAATCGAGGTCTGCCTCGAGATCGAAGATTGACTTATCGTTGACGACGTTAATAGTAATTGGTTTGGGTTGGTACGCGCTAACCTTTTTCATGATACCGAGAAGAGCGATGATCGAAAAAAGAACGACGATGGTTGTGAGGGCGTTCCGGTTGGTCTTATTGAACTTGAACATTTATAGTCTACCAATATTTTTTATTAACTGCGTTAAAGGTAAATTTTTTAGTTTCTACATAGAGAGTAGATGGACGAAGAAATAGTCATCGACCGTGGAAGTGCTACTATTATGAAGTTGGACGAAGATGAACAGGCCCTGATGGATGAGATTCAAATTTCAGCCCCTCGTCCTCAGCCTGTACCACGACCCTCCCGACCCCAACAAAGAGCTCCTCCATCACATGAACAACAGGAAACGATGGATGCTTTTGTCAACCCAAATAAACAAACGGCACCAAAGCAGACACATCAAGAAGAAGAGATTGATTATGGTGAAGATGAGCCGATGTTTTTCGACGACGAACCACAAGGAGGTCCGAGTTATCAAGAGGAACAGCCTTCTAAAGGTTATACTTCAATTGATGAAGAGAAATCTGATCTTTTAAACAAGTTAACTCGTCTTGAGAAAAAGGGTTTTTCTGTAAACAAGCGTTTGAATGCATACTCCAACATTGATGAGTTGAGATCTGAAGTCAAACGAATTACATACAGCATTGACGTTGAGCAGTCTATTCGTTTTTCTCGAAGGATGCTTGTTGCCTGTGTAACAGGTCTTGAGTTTTTGAACAAGAGATATAACCCCTTCGAAATTCAGTTGGAGGGGTGGTCTGAATCTATTATGGAAAATGTCGACGACTATGATGGTGTTTTCGAAGAATTGTATGTTAAGTATAGATCAAAGGTCAGCGTCGCTCCAGAGGTCAAGCTTATTATGATGTTAGGTGGTTCAGCTATGATGTTTCATTTAACAAACAGTATGTTTAAGTCTGTGATGCCTAACATGAATGACGTGATGAAGCAGAATCCGGATTTGGTGAAGAATATGATGGCGGCGGTTCAAAACACGACGAGATCTCCAGATGGACCATCAACGGAGGCACCAGTTGGTGGTACAACTGGTCAATATGAGATGAAGGGACCTGGTGTGGATATATCGAGCTTGATGGGTGGTATCATGATGCCTCCTCCACCACCAATGAACACGACACCTCCTCCGGTGATACAAGAAGAAGAAGATGTCTCTGACATAGTTTCGATCTCGGGTGATTCAACGGGTGGTGAGTTGAGGGAAGTAAATGTTGCTGGCACTAAGGGTAGGAAACCAAGGCGAAAGAAGAAGACAGAAATTAATCTCTAAAGTATATATATAAATGATAGCGTATTATCCGCTGGAGGAACTAGAACCTCCCACCCGACAACGGGAAGTTGTCGATGAACCAGAGGCTCAGGTTGAGTCGAAGGTTGGGCGCGAAGAAACTGAGTTGAATTACGTCGTCATGGCTTTCATTGTCGGCGTGATTGCATTAGCCGTCTCTGATTCCATCAGGGCATAATTATATTGATTCTACCTTGGGGAATCCCCCCAAGTTAGTTTCCGAATAAAATACCTGCCATTCCATTTTTGATTCTTAAAATGTTATAGTTGACTCCAAAAATATTTATGTGTGTATCATTTCTGTTAATACCTTTAACGGCATTTCTGATGATGAGTTTTGCGTTATCGAGACGGCTAAAATTACACGTTCCATTTGGTGTATAGTCATTTGCATTCAGACCGAAGTGAAATGCGAAATATCTTGTATATATCAACGCATCGTTTGTGGGATCAAAATATATTTGTCCGAGTGTGGATTTATAATAATTTTGAATTGTGTGAAAATACATTGGTTCCATTGACTCAAGTAGTGCCGTTCCATTTAATTGAATGTCACATGTGCCAAAAGAAAAGCGATCGTTTACAAAATCTGGATCTTTTGCGGAAATCCCAAAAAAGATGGATTTTACGGGGTGATTAAATTGAGATAGATCAACGGTATTATAATTTCCACTGGTAAAATTAACAGGAGTTTCAAAACGCTGAGTCTGTGTGACGATCATGTCAATTTGGCGATCTAACAAACCCTCTCTTTCATCTTTGTCTAGGTATATATAGTTTCCATAGAGACTAATCTTTTTCTGGTTTGGTGTGAGACCAATTTCGTTATAGTGTGTGTCGTCAAAGTTGACTCGTATTTCAACTGTGTGATGTTGTAAGGCAACGAGTGGGAGTACTGTTCCACCATCACAAAAAAAGAAGTGAAGAGGGACAAACTTGAGATTACTGGTATTGACTTTCGTGCTTATTTCTTGTGACTTTGGATAGGTGGTTGGAAGATAGTTGGGCCATATATCACTATAGTAGTCATAGTGTTGAGAATCAACCTTTTGCCCACCTATATACAAATCGATTGTAGAATTGTAAAAAAGATTTGAAGAAATATTTGCTTCACCTGTACCCTGAAACCACAAACCATTTAAAGCATCCCCATAAACTGGTATTGTTATAGAGTTATCTTGGTTTGTTATACTTTTTATAAACTTGGGGGCTTGGGAAAAGTTTGTATGTCTAGAAAATTTTGTTCTAAAAAATGAAGTACCTTCATCACTGGTTATATAAATGTCTTGCATCCCTTTTGAAACGAGTTGTATTAATGCACCAGACATTTATTAATTGTGTAGAATTTAAAATAGACATTTTCCCTGGGGGAAGTCATTCTTATTTTCTTCCTCTAGATTCTTGCCATGTATTTTGAATCCACCTTGTCGATATACTTTGGTTCGTTTGTAATACATCGCAGTAAATATTGACCATGGGTCGTGAATATCATAGATGTGTGGATTATTTTTCTTTCCCTTTGTTTCTCTCATGATACGTCCAATACTTTGTGTTATGTCAGACTTGGGTGAGGCTAAGATAACTGTGTCTAGTGTTGGGATATCTAGACCTTCGTGTGCTTGACTAAACGTTGCAAAGATGATTTTCTTTTTAGAAGATTCTTGGAGATCTTTTTCCTTCATTCCACCCATGTATAGTCCAGAGCTTTTTGGAAAACATTGGTGAAGAAATTCGCAATGAAATCTTCTATCACTGAGAACGAGAAGTTGTCTTGTTCCCGCAGAGGCTTTTTTTACGAGTTCCACTAACATTTTATTTCTATTCCTGTCTTCGACTAACTCTGTGATCATGTTGGGCATCGATATTTTACCATTTCTCATAGACGGTGGTGGATTTCGATAATTGAAACATTCATACACAATGGGAAACACTTCAACCTGTTCTTGATTTTTTCGTTCCACTTCAAAAAAAGTGGGTCCCATGAACCAATGGAGAACTTTAGTAAGTCCATCTTTTCTTTGGGGTGTAGCAGAGAGACCAAAAATATGTTTTGGACACAATTTGAAAAGAGACTGACTAAATACTTTCGCACATATATGATGTGCTTCGTCTACTATAAGGGTTCCAACACTTTCAAAATCAGAAAAACTATACTCTCGAAGAGTTAGAGATTGAAGCATAGCGATAACAAAGTCGCAGTCAATTTCTTTTTTATCTTGTTGGACAACACCAATTGTGGCACCTGGACAGAATTGTTGTATTCTTTCTTTCCACTGGTCGGCCAAAAATTGTTTATGAACGATGATCATTGTTCGGTATCCCAACTTACATGCTATTGCCAAGGATACGGTGGTCTTTCCATATCCACATGGTAACGAGAGAACTCCATGACCCGCTTGAAGAGCTGCATCAAGCGCTTCATTTTGGCGGGTGGCATCTCGGAGGGTTCCGGTAAATTTTGTTTTGATTTTGGTAGGTTGGGGCCTTTTATCTTCTTTGGGTTGACCAAGTTTCGAGATGCCATAGAATCGCGGGACACAGATACCATTTTTAGTCGCTTTGAAAACCTTGAAAGGTGGTGGTGGAAATCCATAGTCTCCATTGACTACGGGTCTTACCGTAAGTTCCTTTTTTATTTCTTGTAATGGTCCCTCGTTAACAAGGTACCCAGTTCTAGTAAGAACTGTCATATCTACTGATATAAAGATCCGAAACTCTAAGCTGAACAACTTACAAGTACCCATGAAAAACCAGAATACTTATCAACGTTCCAAGTACCTTTAAAATCAATTTCAAGTTCAACTTCATCATCTTTTAGGAGAGACTGTATCGGTTTTCCTTCGACTTTACACATCACCCTTCTGTAACGAAATGGGATTTTCACTTTTAGAATCCGTCCATCTAGGGGATCGTCTATATGTTCATTTAGTAATAGATGCATTTTATTGTCATGAATTGTGCTAACTTTCTTTGCTACATTTGGTGAAAGGAGAACTCTCATATATTTTTTGTCATTAAAGTCATACATGGGTTCATAGACATTGGCTACAATTTTCATAACTTTCTATTACGGTATACTAAAACTAAAACTATAAGTATCATAAGTATAATAAACGTGAGCCTAGATAGTGTGAGGGGATATAATGGTTGTCTCGTTTTGAAAACTTGGTGGCTCAAACTTCTAGATACTTCTATAGCTGCTTCGATACTGGAATAAGGTGTCTTTCTTGGGGACATCATACCACACATCGCAACTTTAGAACATTCCCCAAAGAATGGAAGTTGACCTCCCAAGCTTAAAATTCCAGAAGATTGTGAAAAGGACCACCCA